GACAGCTTGCCTCCGGTATCGCGAAAACGGCCGCAGCAGGCCGCACAGAGGGCGTCCAGCACCGTCTGGGGGTCATCACCCTCCGACACCACGCCAGCGCCGTGATAGCGCGGCTCCGTGCCGCCTGCCGACCGGTTGACGGCTTCGTCGCACAGGTTCGCCGCCACGATCCACGACGCGAGGTTGAGGCGCCGCGCCGGCACGCCCGATCCGGTCGCCAGCTTCATCTCGCCGGTCGACGGATTGCGGATGCGCCAGCCCATCACGACGCGCAGGACGTGCAGGGCAAGGTTCTCGCCGATCACGGCACCATCGTCGGCGGTATAGCGCCAGGTGGACTGGTCACCTGCGCGCATCGGCCCCGACCCGCCCGGCACCGTGCTATCCCGGCGGGGATCGTACAGCAGCGCGCCGCGCCCGATGGCCGTGATCCGCGACGGGATGCCGCTTGAAAACGGGCTGGTCGCCTTTTTCCCGTTGCCGGTGACCTTGAACCGGAGGCGAGCATAGGCGCAGCCGGTCAGGCGGGCGCTGCCGTTCCAGCGGCCGCTGGCGAACGTGAAGGCGTTCGCGGCCGAGCCTTCGGGGACGAGGTTCGGGACCGAAAAATAGCCGGCATATTTCGCGGTGACGCCGGTCGTGCGCGACCACGCCAGATCGGTGTTCAGCCAGATTTCGTCGAGGCCATCGATCGCAGTGCTGGCGAACACGACGATCCAGTCGCAATATTCCTGATCGGCGCCCGACCATTCCTCATAGCGGACATCGATCGGGAACGCGGTCGAACCAAGCGGCGTCTTGCGGAAGGCGCGGGGATCGATGTTGGCGGTCAGACGGTCCGTCTGCGACTGCGGGACTTTCGGCCCCTTGGTCAGCAGAGCAGCGGCCGTGCTGGCGAGCGCCGAGCCGGCCAGCAGCGCGCCGGCCGAAATGCTGGTGCCGAGGATAGTCGTACCGAGCGACACGCCGAGGCCAGCGGCCGCACCGCCGGTGACGACGGCAAGCGCGGCGATGCCAGCGACGACGGCGATCGTCTTGAGTGCTTTCGCCATGCGTCAGCCCCCGACCCGGACGCGCCACGCGCGCGGGTTCACCCATGCGGCGCGATCGAAGCGGATCAGGCCTTCCCGGTCGCCCTCACGGCCGACCGCGATCAGGAACGGACCGAAGCAGATGCCGAGCAGCCCGCCGGACATGACGATATCGCCCCGCTGCGCCAGCGCCGCGTCCACGGCCTCGAATTTACGATCGAGGGTCGCGGAGAGGGTGCCAGCGCCCAGCTTGCGCAGCGCCCGCACCGATCCGCGCGCGGTGGTATAGCGGCCGCGGAACTCGGCCATCGGATCGACGGTCGTCATGGCGGTGACGGCACCGGCCACGAAGGTGCAGCAGTCGTGCGATCCCCATGCGAAGGGGCGCAGGCGCAAGGGATCGAGGTAGGCGGCAAGGCGCGCCTCCCAATCGGGCAGACGATACATGGTATGCTCCCGGTCAGGTGCGACGGCTGGCGCCGTTGGCGATGGCGATGGCGAGTTCGGCGGACAGGTCGCCCGGATCGAAATCGCGCTGGTCGAGATAGGTGCGGTTCGACGACTGGCCGAAGAATGCGAGATAGGTCTCGATTTCGAGGCTGATCGTCTGACTGGTCCGATCCCCGCCGATGACGGGCACGGACATATAGCCGGTGTAGTAGGTCCAGACCGCGCCGATGCGGGTCAGGTCGTGCGGGTGCAGCATCGCCCGCCACAGGCGGGCATCCCGCCCCGCCCAGCGCGCGCGGTCGCCGATGTCGGTCATCAAGTCGTCGTCGACGCCGGCAAGGCCGGACAGCTGCAACGTCAACGTGTCCGTGCCGCCTTCCTTCGCCTTGACCGGCCCGACCGTCACGAAGCGCGGATCGACCGCCTGGAATGTATGGCCGTCGAGGTCTTCATCGCCGGTGCCGGTGAACGTAAAGGAATAGGGCGCGTTCGTGACCCGGATCGGTTCGGCGCCGACATCGAGATAGCAGAACGTCACGGGGCGGCGCACATGCGCCGCCAGCGCGGCATTGGCCGCGTCGTCGGGTCGCATATCCATCAGAAAGCTTCCTCGCAGTCGAAGCCGATGGCGTAGGACTGGCCGATATCGGCCGCCCAGCCATTGCGCGGGTCCGACATCGACATGACGCCGTACGGTCGGGTCACCTCGATCGCAGCGCCGTCGGCCGGCACGTACCGAATATATGGCTTGAACTGGACGATCGCGACGCCGGCATCATCCGCAACCACCGGCGCCTGCACCATCAGCAATTGATCGTCGACCGTCACAAACTGGCCACGACGCAGCTTCAGTCCGGCTGCTCCCCACCCTTGGGTGACAAGGCTATGGCCGCCCTGTCCGCCGCCCTTCACGGTGACGGCCACGCCCGTGATCTGCGGCCGTTCGCAGGCGATCAGGCGGAAGTGGTTGGCGATGCCGTCGCAGTCAACGACGTACGCCCGCCAATCCAGCACCCGTTCCTCGCCCCTGATCGGGGGCAAGGTGACCTTGGCGTACCAGCGCGGCGCAGCCGACAGCAGCGTGACCCGGCGCTTGCCGGTGAACTCGCCCCGGTTGGCTTGGCCGGGCTGGTCGATCGCCCATTCGACCTTCGCCGGCACCGGCGAAGCGGGGAAGGGGATCAGCATCAGCCCAGCCCGCCGGGCAGCGACGGCCGATTAAGGCGCCGCATCGTGCGACCTTCGGCGCCGGCCATGATCGGCTCGGCCGAGGCGGCGACGGTGCGCAACGAAACGTTCTCCATTCTGGCGTCGAACTCCGGGGTCGGTTTGATCCGGATGTCGCCTTCCAGCAGCATCCGTTGGTCATTGGCGCGGCCGGCGCCGGCACGCGGCAGGCTGGGCGACCGCAAGGCGGGCAGGGACGGTGCCCCGCCGATCGCGCCGCCCGTGGCGAAGCGGGGCAGGGTGCGGGCGTTGATCGCCTCGATCAGCGGCCGGTATTCGCGGGTCGACTGTTCGTTGACGATGAACTCGCCGTTGCTCACCCGGATCGCGCCGCGCCCGTTCGCCAGCATGGCGAGGATGCTATCGGAGCGACCGGTGCCCGGCCCGACGATCTCCCCGCCGGGCGTGCCGCCATCGGCAAAGCCGGGCAGATCACCCGGCGAGCCGCCATCGGCGAAGCCGAAGAAACTACCGCCGATCGCCTTCACGATCGCCTTCTGGATCGCCAGCCGGGCGAGGTCGGCGATGACACCACCAATGACATCGCCGGCCACACCCTTGAGGTGCAGCAGATCGGTGACCGCCTTCGCGGTCGCGCTCGCTCCGGCGTCTTCCAGCGCGCCGAAGCCGCGCACCGCCACGCCTTGCAGCGCCGCGTTGGTATCGTCGGTCGCCTGCCGCAGCCGGTCGCGATATTGCTCCATCGCGCCGGCACTGCGCCGGCCAAGCTGGTCGCGCTCACCCGCCTCGATCGCTGGCAGGCCGGCGATGTCGTTCGCCGCCTTCTGGACAGCGGCAGGGTCCTGCGAGGTGGCGCGAATGTTATTCAGCGCGTTCCGACGCAGTTCTTGCTCGGCTTCCAGTATCTGGCCGGCGATCACCCGGCGTTCACGATCCGTGACCGCCAAATCCTCACCGATGCGCAGCATGGCGATCTTCGCCTGCAGGTTGTCCTGCTCGGCTTCGAACTGGCGGTCGATCGTGCGGTTCGCGCGTTCGACGATCAGGTTTTGCGTCCGCTGGATGCGGGTCGCCTCATTCAGGCCGTTCAGGCGATCGGCCTGCGCCTGCGTGATCTTGCCCGCCGACAGGTCATTGGCGATCTTGCGCGCCTGCGTATCCGCCTCGACCGCGATGTCTTCCGCCAGCAGGTTTTCGCGGGCCTGTTCGGTCGCGGCCGTGCGCCGAGTGGCGTCGATCAGCTGGCGGCGGGCGCGGCGCTCGTCTTCCGCGAACGCCGTGTCATCGGCCAGCACCTTGATCCGGGCGGCTTCCACCCGCTTTTCTACGGTGCCTTGCGATGCGCCCTTTTTGCCGAACCCGGCGTGGAAGTGCGTGCCTTCGTCCAGCAGTTCGGTCAGGCGAACGCCCTGATCGGCGAACGCCTTGCGGATTTTGGCAAGGGTGATCCCGGCCGTTTTCGCGATATCGACCGCGCCGCCCGTCTCGTGCAGCGACGTGCCGGGCTTGGCCGCCAGCGGGCCGGTGCCGGCCTGATAGCGGGCATACAGCTGCTCTTGCAGCGACCGGCTGCGCTGGCCGCTGGTGACGCGGCCACCGATGCCAGCGACGATGTCGCGGGCATCGTCGACCGTGATCTGCCTACCAATCTGGCGGTTGCCGCTACCGGCAGTGCGGGCGGCGGATTGCTTGTCCTGCTCGGCCTTCAACGCCGCCCGGCGGTTGCGCTCGATCCCGGCCAGTTCGCGGGTCAGCGACGCGTCGACATCGGCGCCGCGCTTCACGGCCGCGCGGGCATCCCGCGTCGCGGCCGCAGCGCGATCGTCATACAGCTTGTTGATCCGGGCGATCGGATCGGCCGACCGCTTGGCCGCCTCGGCCGCCAGATCGATGCGGGTCAGTTCGACATTGCGCGCGGCCGCGTCCGCCTTGACCGTCTGTTCGGCCAGGGCAGTCCGCAGGCCGGTGATGCTTTCGTCACGGCCACGACGGGCAAGCGCCGCGACGCGAGGATCGGCATTGGCGAAGGCGCTTTCGTCGAGCGCCTCTTTCGCGGCGATGGCGTCTTCCAGCCGGGCTTTGGTCTTTTCGCGGATCGAGACGATTTCCGCATAATTCGTCTTTGCGAGGATGTTCGACCGCTCGACCGCGCTCCGCTCCGCCTTCGCCGATTGATCGAGCGCGGCCGTCTGATCGCTGATCGCAGCGGTGACGCCTTCGACACTATGGCCATAACGTTCTTTCGCGCGACGGTTGGTTTCCGTCTCTTTCGCGTCCTCTTTCAGCTTATCGATCGCCTTGTCGGTTTCGCTGCTGAAATCGGCGATCTTACTGACGAGCGGCCCGAGAAACAGCAGCGCGCCCGTGATCGCGAGGCCGTAGGGTCCGACCATGAACCGAGCGAAACCGGCCACCCGTGCTAGCGCAGTGCCCGACTGTGCCTCGATCGTCGCGAACTGGCCGGCAAGCTGGCCGCCCTGAATGGCGACGACCTGAAACACGTTTGCGCCCATGCTCAACTGTGTGAACAGGTCCTGCACCTGATAGGACGCACCCTGCATCGCCGCACGCACCGCGCCCTGACTGGCGACCAGCTGCGTGCTGCCGGCGACGCTGCCGCCCACGGCAACCGCGTGCGCCTGTAGCGCGGCGCGGGACATACCGACCGCCGCGTCATATTCGTGTTGCTTGAGGATCCCCGCCGCGAGCAACGCCTCCGCAGTGTCGAGTTCCTGATTGAACCGCTTCTGCGCGAGGTACATCGGATCGAGGCTGGCGCGCACGACATCGGCCGCAGCCGCCAGCTGCCGTTCGGACGCGGCAGCCTTCGCCGCGTTGATCGCCAGCTGCTGTTCGTCAGCAGCCACCTGCGCGAGGCGCTGATGCTTGCCGACGAACAGGTCGACGGCTTCGCCGCTCTGGCGAAGTTCGATTTCAACGCGTTCCAGCGCGCCGGCCTCGGCCAGCAGCGCGGTTGCTTTCTGCTCGGCCGCGATCCGCGACGCGTTGGTCGCTTGCAGGAACAGCCGGGTCGCTTCGGTCGTGTCGCCGGCCCGCAGCGCGGCCCGCTCGGCCGCGTCGCCGATCAGGGCGAAGGCGCGGGCCTGTTCCTGCGCGGCAGCGGCGCCGGCCCGGATATCGTCGGCGCCCAGGTTGATCCCGCCCGTGATGGTCGGACCCTTCACCGCCTGCGCAGCGATCCGCTGCACCTGCGTGAAGCTATCCTCGAATGACCGCTGGGCACGGCTGGCGGCATCCTCCGCCAGATCGGCGAAGGCGCCGAAGCGCCGGCCCATGCTGCCGATCGAGGCGTCGACCGTGGCGGCCATCTTCGCCGCGCGCTTCTCGAACCGGTCGAGCGGCTGCTCGCCTTCCGCCATGTGCCGGCGCAGCAGTTCGACGCTGGCGTCGACCTGCAATAGCAGGCGCTCGGTCGTGTCGGCCATTCGCGCCTCCTATTGATCGGGCTTGCGGTTGAACCGCTCCCAGCCCTTGACGGCAGTCCAGAACTCGCACGGGGTGGACCGCCAGAACTCCCGCGCCGGCCATCCCAGCGCGGCTTGAGCGAAGCCGGCTAGGCGTCGACGGGGGCTTCCTCCGTCGTCTCCGTCTTCATCGTCGTCATCGTCGACGCCTTGGGATTTCCCGCCGAGTCGTACCCGCCCGTCACGACCAGCGAGAGCATGGCGGCGAGCGTACCGTTCGCGCCGATAATCCCGTCATCGCTGTCGAGGATCAGCATAGCGATCCGCTTGGGCGTCGCGCCGGCCATATCCTTCGATCCGGTTTCCTGCCCGAACGCCCGGATGCAATGGGTCGCGATCTGGGCGACCTCGCCCAGCTTGAGGCGCTTCGCCAACGCCTCGTTGGCGAGCAATACGCTGCCCCGGCCGAGGTCATTCTCATAGGCGGTGATGGCTTCGTACGATGGCCGCAGCACCATCGTCATGCCCGCGAGGGAAAGGGACAGTTCGCCCCTTTCCTCCACGGCCGGGCGGACAGCGTTGGCGTCCGTCACGCCAGCACCCCGTCCGCATCACGATCGCCACCGGCCGGATCATAATCGCCCGGCAAGGCGGGGGGCGTGAACGGATCGCCGATCGATGCCGGCGACGTGGCGGCGTCGACGACGGCCGCAGGCTCGGCCGGGGCGGCGTACAGCGCCCGGACGGTATCACGGGCGGCGTCGATATTGCCGACGACGGCCCGCGCGATCGTCGCGTGATCGGGGGCACCTTCTGCGAGGAAGGGCAGGGCGGCGCGGGCGATGCGATCCGGGCCGGCGCTGAGCAGCGTCTCGATTTCGGCCGACGAACAGCCAGTGGACGCGATCAGCTGCGCGTCCAGATCGTCGGGGCGGCTGGCGAGCAATGCCAGCTCCAACGTGCCAATCTTCAACATCCGGGCTTCTCCTTAAGTGAGGGCATCGACGGTCGGGGCTTCGGCCAGCGTCAGCGTGCTGCCGACGGTGACGCTGGCGCCCTGATTGAAGGCCGTGTCATCGAGGCTGGTGTTCATGACCGCTTCGAAGACCACGTCCGTTGTCGCCCACGGCTTCTTGCGTACCTGATAGACTTCCGCCGTGTTCGACTTGTCGAGCGTTTCCATGCGGGTGTAGCCGCTGGGATCGGGCAGGCTGGGGGTCAGTTCCTGCGACAGCGTCAGCGATTTCAGACCGGGGATTTGGGTATCATAACCCTCGGTATCCTTCGTCGCATTGGACGCGGACGCCTTGCTGCGCCGGATCGTCAGGTTGCCCTGCCCGGCCGGCTGGTTGAACGTGCCGGCCACCGAGGACTGCACAAACAACCGGTAATCACTACCGAACTTCTTCGCCATGCGTCTTCTCCCATATGAAAAAGCCGCGCTGGCGAGGCGCGGCGGGGTGACTGTGAAAGTGGAGCGCGCTCAATCCGCGAGCGCGAGAAACACGTAGGTAGCGACGCCGTTGTAAGTGACGCCGTCGTCGTCTTGCACGGCATCGTCGTCGACGAACTCGCCCCGGATCGTCCAGCCAGGCGCTTCGAGCGTCACGCCGTCTAGCACGTCGTCGCATTGCTCTTGCAACGCCAGCAGCGGGGCACGTTCCTGCGCCTCCACGATGGTGACGATCGACAGCGTCACGCGCCGATCGGCGCTGGCATCCTTCCCGGCGAGCCGGGCGCTTTTCATGTCGCCGAGGATGACCAGATCGCCTCCGACGCCGTCCGGGGTGTCCTGATAGACCGCAGCGCCCCTGATCGCGGCCGCCAGTGCGGTATACACCGCGACCTCCACGACCGACTTCGCGTTACTCATCGCCGCCCCCTGAAACCGCCCGGAGGGACCGGGCGAATATGTCGCGCAGATTGCGCCGCAGGGCCGCCCGGAGGTCCGGATAGCGGCCGGTGATGAACCGCTTCGGCGCCATGCCGGCAACGCGCATCACGTACGCCCGACGCTTGCGGCGGGCCGCCACCGCGACCGTCTGCGCCTTGCGGCCCAAATCCTGAATGCGCGCGTAGAAGATGCGCGATCGTTCCTTCGGACTGCCGAGCAGACCGATCTGCAAGCGCATCGAAACGGGCAGCACGCGGTAGGAAATCCCCGCCCGCGTCGCGCCCGTTTTGCGCGGCGCCTTCGCCAGCACCGCCTGGTTGATCTGGCGGCCCGTCACATGCAGTTCGACCAGCACCTCCCCCCGAACTTCATCAGGCAGGCGGCGGATCATGCGGCGCGTCTTCGCGACGCCGCGCACTGGCGACCGGGCCATCAGGTCGGCACCCCGCTTTCGGCGGTGATGACGAGCCCGTCGCGGGCTTCGTTGGGCACGGCCGATTTTATGTTGCCAATAACCTCGCCGATCATGGCGTCGGTCCACCGCAGCCGCATGTCGTTCACGATCCCGGATCGCGCCCGGATCGTGACGCGCCAGACTTGGCGGTTACGCTGCACAAGGTTGGCCAGCGCCTCGCCACCGCGAAGCGGCAGGCATTCGGCCCAGACCGTCACGACCTCGATCCATGCGTCCTGCCCGGCGGGACGCTTGCGGCCGCCTATGCCGTTGTCGACGACGTTGCGGCGCTCGATCGTGACCCTGCTGCGCAGCTTGGCGGGATCGATGACTTTCACGCCATCACCACCCGCCGGAACGGGCGGCAGAGCATAGCGACGGCCGCCGGCATTTCATCGCCGGCATCGCGGTTCCGGTACAGGAACGCAGCCATCATGAGTGCCGCGTTCTTCAGTGCAGCAGGCAGGGGCAGATCGTCGTCGTATCCGGCCTCATAGGTGACGGTCACCGAACCATCGAACTGCGCTACGGCAGGCCAGCCCGCACCGACGATGCCATCGGCCGTCTGCCGCCAGCTACCGACCGGTAACACCGCCTCAATCCCTGCCGGCGTCCAGTAGCTGACGACATCGATCGCCCGCACGGGTCGGCGCGGTAAACTCCCGATCCGATCGAATGATGGACCGCTCCAGGTGAATATCCGGCGGGTCAACGCCCGCCCGCAATGGCTTTCCACGGCCGCTTCACCCGCGGCCGCGTAGATGGCCAGAAGGCCATCCTCGTCGTCGCCGTCGATCCGCAGATGCTGTTTCAGGTCGTCCAGATCGACCGCCGACTGCGCGGTCGTGGTAGCGGTGGCCCATCCTGCGGTCAGCGCCGCATAGGCCGCCCGCACGTCATCGTCAGTGGCATCCGGGGCGGACCCGAGCGCCAGACGCATCTGATCGACCGGCATCGTGTCCGCCATGATCTACTCCATGATTGATGCGGGGCCGGCCAGCGCCGACCCCGCCGGCCGTCAGGCCTTGCCCGCCGGCTTCTTTGCCGCTGCCTCCGCGACCTGCCGTTCCAGATCGACGATCCGGGCCTGTGCGGCTTGCAAAGCATTATCCGCGCCTGTCTGCGCCTCCTGCGCAGCAGTCAGCTGCCCGGTAATGCTGCCGACCTGACTGGTCAGCTGATCGACCTGCGACCGGGCCGCCTGCAAATCCCGGCGGGCGTCGTCACGCTCGACGCGCAGGGCGTCCTTGTCCGCGACATGCGAGTTGTTCATCGCGCGGAACTGACCGTCATAATTTTCGGCGTTCGTGCGGAGTTCGGCGTTCTCCGCCGTCAGCCGGTCGATTTCGGCGTCGAGAACGGCGGGGTGCCGCCCGGTGGTGGTGGTCGCACCGTCGACCGACTGCGTGCCGTCGAAAACGGCATCACCGTCAAGCCGCAGCACCACGCCCGGCCCGGAGGTGGCACGGGCCGGCTGGCCGGTCATGACCTCGCCCGCACGGCCGCCCAGCGCCGACCGACGCTCGCCCGGCTGGACGATCTCGACGATCGCGGTGACCGCCTTGATCAGCTGGTGATCGATGTCGACCAACTTGCCGTCGACCAGATAGCCGGCCAGTCCGCGTCCGACGAAATAACGCTCGCTCGCCTCGGAGCGCTCGACCTGCTGGCCCTTTCTGAACTTCTCGGGCGGCAGCGCCTCGGTTTCATAGTCCTTTAGGAACTCGATCATATCGGCCTCCTTAGCCTGCGATCTGCGCGACGGATGCCGCGCCGTTCTGGGTGCCGCTGCCGGCGCGGAAGTCGGTGCCGACCAGCATGGCGGTCAACTGCGTCGTTGCGCCCCCGCCGACCGTCACCGACAGGCGGAAGAACCGGAACCCGGCGTTGCGGTCGAAATCCTCCTGCCGCAGGTCGATCAGCGCCTGCCGATCGTTGCCGCCGGCCGCGACCAGCTGCGTGATCTGACTGCCGGGGATCGGCTTGGCACCGGCGCCGGTGGCGCTGGTCGCCTGCTCGATCTGGGCGTCGATCGTGCCGCCCGCGCCGATCGCGCCGACGCTGACGATCGCCATGGCGGTGAACAGCGACTGCATGTCGAGCCACGGCGTCGTGACGGTCCCGGCCGCTGCGGCGCGGGGGCTGATGCTCCCCAACACCGCGACACGCGAGGACAGGTTGAGATTGTGATGCATCGTTCAGGCCTTTCTGCTCCGGCCGCCACTTGCGGCCGGCCCGCACACGGTGCGGGTCCGGGGTGGTGGCGTCAGGCGCGCTCGGCGAGCGTGACGAAGTGCGACTTGGTCCGCGTGGATTTCGGCATCTGCACCGGCTTGGACAGCACGGGCTGGCCGCCGATGCGGAACATCCAGCGGAACGCGGTGATCGCGTAGTCGAAATACAGATGGATCGACTCGGCGAACGTCGCGGCATTCTGCCGGCGGAATGCCTCGTAGCCGTTCGGATTGACGAACTGCACGTCGCCGCGCTGGCCGAGCGAGGGCGAATGCTCGTTGAAGATGACCGGGCGACCCAGCACGGCGCCACCGGGGCTATCCTTGAAGTTCTCCAGCCAGACAGGGCGCTTCGCTTCGTCGTTCAGGTCGGCAAGGGCCTCCAGCACGTCGCTGTTCATCAGCCACGTCGCTTGGCTCGGCATAATCATGCGCGAGTACATCTGGAAGAAATTGCGGCGGGTCAGCGACATCGCCGGCTGATCCGGCTCCTTGGCCAGCGTGATCGTCGCGGGCGACTCCATCCAGCCGAGCGGCTTCTCGACACCGTCGCCGAACATGAACGCCTCGGCCACCGTCCAGCGGATCGCAGCCGACGCGTGGTTGGTCAGCAGGCCGGCGACGCGCGGTGCATCCTGCAATAGTTCCTCGGTGGCGAGGACGAACGCGTAGATTTCGTTCAGCTTCGTCTCGCGCGGGGTCAGCTGCGCACGCGTCGGGCGCATCTGCTCGGCTTCCGACCGCCAGAAGGCGCGGACGCCGTTCGTGCCCCATGGCGTCGTCTGGTCGCCCAGGCCAACGACGCGGTTCGATCCGGTCGCCTCCGGGCCAATCAGGTCCATGATCGGATCGTTCCCGTCGTTGAAGACGAGGTTCGTGATCTGCTGGCGGAACTCGGGCGGGACCAGGTAGCTGCCCATCTCGTCGCCACCTTCCATGTGGACGTTGGCCGGCGCCGCCAGCCGATCGTCCATCCGGAAGCCCTGACCGGCCTGCGGGTTCGCGCAGCGGACCGCCTGGGCGAACTCCGCCATATCCCGGAAGCCGCCGGTATCCAGCGCCGCACGCGGCTGTGCCGGGGCGGTGCCGGTCGGGGGCGCCTGCGACGGGGGCGTCTGCGCCGGATCGGCGCCGACCGCAGCGGAGGCGGCCATCGCGGCTTCGGCGCGCTGGATTTGCGCCGTCAGGCGCGCCAGCTTGGCGGCATCTTCCGCGTCGGCAGTTTCCTCTTCCGCCGTCAGGTCGCGGTTTTCATCGATCGCCTTTTGGAGGCGATCCTGCTGCCGCTTTGCGGTCGCACGCGCCTCCGTCTTCAGAACCGCTAGGTTCATCGTCGCTTCCTTCTTCGTTGTGAATGGGCGTGCGCCCGCATCGGCCGGACCACCGTGGCCCGCCCGTCATCCCCGAACCGGGGAGGATCCTGTTAGATGGCCAGCGCCATCGAGCGGGCCGCAGCTTGGCGTCGCATCAGCGACAGCCGCGCGCGGCTCGTGTTGTACTGAAGCACGACATCACGCAGCGTGCTGACGCCGTCGATCGCACCGTTCGCCAGCGCCTTCGGTGCGGAGAACGTCTTGCCGGTGCCATGCACCGCGGCGACCTCGGACGCCTTCATTCCACGGCCGCGCGCGATGGCGGCCGCGAAGATCACGTTGCTTTCGTCGACGCCCTGCTGGATTTCGGCCCGATCTTCATCGGACAGCGGCCCGTAGGGATGGCCCGCGATCTTGTCCGGGTGCGACGCGATCAGCGTCGTTACCATGCCGATCTTGCCCTCGAACCCGGACATATCGGTATGACCCGACCGAACGCCGACCGAACCGACCTCGCCGCTGGTCGTGCAGTAGAAGGCGCTGCACTGTGTCGCCAACCAGTAGGCGGCCGAGAAGCAGTAGGGGTCAGCAACCGCGATCACTGGCTTGGACTGCCGCGCCTCATAGATCGCGTCGCCGCATTCGGCGCAGCCCCAGACATACCCGCCCGGCGATCGGATCGCGAGGACGATCGCGCCGACCTTGTCGTCAGCAGCGGCGTCGCGGACCTGATCGGCCAACACGTTGTAGTAGGTCGATCCATACAGCCCCTGCGGCGCCAGCGTGCCGCGAACCGGCAGGATCAGCGTCGCGCCTTCGCGGATTGGATCGGCCGGCTTGGCGGCGTGCTGCGCGCCCCCCATGGCGGTCGCCAGATTGCGCAGGCTGTCGGGCAGCATGGCTTCGATCGACCCGCTTTTCAGCATTTCGTCGAGAAAGGCGGGGTGCATCGCCCAGAGGGCCGATGCGGCACGAAACCGATCCATCTACTGCACCTTGTCCTGTGGGGCCGTCTCGCCGCCCGTGTTGGTATCGGCCGCCCGGTTGCTGTTGAGCGCGGTGCGCGGGTCCGCCGACCAGTCGGCACCAAGGGGTGCCAGGCCAAACCAGCCGGTGCGGATTTCATCGACGCTCATGATCGACGCCGTCCGCGCCAGCACCGCATTGCGCCACTGGGTCGCGGCGTCGCCGCGCAACATGCTGTCGAGGTTGAACTTGGCCCGCACGCCCTGCGCCCGCAGATCGGGCGGGATCATTCGAACCGTGATCGCCTGCTCAATGCGGCGGGTGAGGGGGCGGACGGCCCAGTTAACGAATGACCGGGTGTCCTGTTCGTTGTTGCCCGCGCTCCCGCCGTCGTCACCGATGATGCTGCGCGGGATGCGCCAGTAGCGACCCATTTCCAGCGTGCGCTGCTTGATTAGTTCGACCGTCTGCGAGTCCGTGTTGCTGGCGCCGATCGGCTGGTATTTCAGCCCGTGTTCGAACACGGGCGTCCCGCCGCGCTTCCATGCCCGGACGCCGTTGGCGATCCGATCCGCCGACTCGTCGTCCAGCTTGTGATCGGTCGTGACGATCCCGTCCGGACGGTTGTTGTTGCGGAAAAAAGACCGGGCGCCGACCTCCAAGGCCAGCTGAAAGTCGATCGATCCTTTCGCCTGTTTCCACGGCACCAAGGGGCGCAGGCCACCATCGGCGAGCCCGGTGAACCAGAACAGCTGCTGCGGCAGAAGACGGCGCCGGTCGCCCCGTTCCGGGGTGTAATGGACAACGAGGCTGCGCTCGCCCCATTCGGAAGTGACGCGCTGCGGACTAAGCGGCCAGATTTCCAGCCCCTCAAACCCGGCGGTCGGCTCGGCGAACGCCTCGCCCCGCAGCACGGCCGCGAACGCCATGGCGGCCCAGAACTCGGCGCCTGTTTGCAGGTGGTTCGGCTCATAGGCCAGGACGTTCGCCAGCGGGAAATCGTTGCGCGGTCCGTCATTGTCCCGGAACTCAAGTCCCAGACTGCCGACCGCCTCCGCGATGATCGACACGCAGAAGAACACGGCCGCCACACGCGCGGCCGTCTCCGGGGTGTTGGCTTCTACCGGCATCGCCGACGACAGCAACGCCCATGAGTCATCGCCGAAGAAACGGCCATCCGTCACGTTGGACGGGGCGGGGCGGCCGGGCACAGGCGCGACGGCCATCGGGCCGTCTGCGCTGTTGAAGCGACCGCCGGCCGCGCGGATATAGTCATCGGGGCTAGGCATCAGATTACGATCATGCCCCTTTCTTTGTAGACGAAGCCGCCAGCGGCTTCCGGGTTTCTGGACATCAGCATTGCGGCGTTGAACATCGCCGCGAGCGGATCGATTTTAGACGAGGCATCGCGCTTCACGATCGCGACCGCAGTCGCGCCGCGCGGCTCCATCTTCGCGTTGCCGACGCACCATTTCATGAGCGCCGTACCGGCGTGGCGCATGGTGCGGGCCGCCAGCTTGCGGGCGGCCGCCTTGATGACGCTCGACAGTTTGTAGCCCTGACCGATCGGTGCCATCTGTTCGTCGCTGAACCCGCTCCCCGCCAGTTCGTCGACCAACGTCGTGACGCCGACCGGGTCCAGCCCGATCGCGCCTTCCGCCGGGAACAGCCCGGCGTCGCGTACGCGAACTAGGATGTCCGCGACGCCGCGCAAATCCTCGGTCAATTCGGTGCTGTCGTCGGCATCGTCGTCGGCGTCGACATCGATGTCGGCGAACTCGGGCATTTCACATCGGGTCAACGACCCCTCCGCGACGAGTTCGCCCAGCTTAGAAGCTATGTCCTTCCGACGATCCCATACGATCGACCACGCCCACGCGTGACACCACACCAGCCAGCGTTTCGATCCCTTTTCGCGACCGATCAGGCACAGGCCGAGAAGATCGTCCATTCCGCCACCGTCGACACCGGCAACAACGACCTCACACCGCGCCAGAAACTTATCCAGCGATGCCAGGGCGGGGTCTTTCGCCGCATCCCAGAAGGCCGCGCCCGTCCATTGGTCCCGCGCCATCCGAATGCCGATCTCGACGTTCAGATGCTTCGACAGGAATATCTGAAGCGCCCCCGGCTCGCCTTCGCGGGCCTCGGTCAGCTTTTCCTCAAGATACTCGGCATCGACCGATCGCCCGATGTTCGGGTTCGTGATGTAGAAGTTTGCCGGATCGAGATAGGCCTCGCTGTCCAGCATATGCTGCGGCCACTCGTAGAGCATCCCCAACTTGCGGCGGTTGACGATCGTCCCATCCCGGATCGCCCGGAACTGATCGAGGGCATCTTTGAAGACGCCGCGCGGCTCGGCGTCACTATGGGTCGACAGATAGACGACGAAGCCTTCCGGCCGCGACATTCGTCCACCGGTCGCCTCCATCAGCATCGCGGCCGCCTTCGGGTCTTTCCCGAACAGCCAGTATTCCTCAACGAGGATGAACGCCGCTTTCTTGCCGCCGACGACGCTGGCATCGGCTGACACGACCTTTAGTTCGGCGTTCGTCGTCAGATGCTTGATCCGCCGTTCGTGGTCGACGGGCTTGAGGATTGCCTTCAGTTCCGGGTCTGCGCGAACCATCGCAGCGGCGGGAATGTAGACGTTGTCGGCAACCTCTTTCGTGGGCGCCAACACCAGCAATTCGGCGTCCGCGCGCCAGTTAAGGACCAAGGCGGTGACCATGATCCCGGCCGCGATCGTCGACTTGGCGTTCTTCTTCGAGATTAGGAGCATGAACTCCCAGATCAGGCGCCGCCCGGCTTCCGGATCATAGGCGCCGAAGATGGCGGCGACGAAGTCGAACACGAACGGTTCGCAGGCCTCGCCGAACGTCGGCGCGCCGGGCACGTCGACGATGCGCAACCCCTTGAAGATTTCGAGTGCCGCCTCCGCTTCCTCCGGGAACAGCGGCTCCATCGCGATCAGCGGCTGACCCGCGACGATCCGTTCTTCCCAGTCCGGGCAGGCGGTCGACCAAGTGCGCTCGACCAAGTCAGTTCACCAGCCGGGTAGGGGCCGGGCGTGGGGCATACTTGCCCTGCACCGCTTCCGCCCTCGCGACGGCTTCCTCTTTCTTTCCCAGCTTCGGTTCGCGCGTCGGCGCACCGTTGCGGCCACGGTTGGCAACGCGGGTGGCTGTGTCCGCCAGCGCGGCCTTTTCAAGCCGCTTGCCGAGTTCCTTCTCGGCAGCGACGTTGCCGCCCTCGGCGGCCGCGTTGAGCCGCGCCAACTGGGTCATTTCCATGCGCAGCTTGGCGGCGCTGCGCTTTCCGACTTCGGAAAAATAATGTTTCCGCAGCGTCGGGACCGACACCCCGATCGCCGTTGCGGCTTCCTTCAAATCCAGACCGCGCGCGAACGCCAGAAGGACCTTGTTCGAGTTCGCCCGGCTCCACTTATGTTCGGGCCGCCCACGGGCTTCCTCGCGCGGCAGAATGGGGTCGCCGAACAGATCGAGCCCCAAATCTTCCGCCATGACGAAAAAAAACCTCCAAGTGAGAGGGACTGCGGTCTAGCGGCCGGCCCCCTGGTGACTTTTGACCCCCCCCCACTCCGGCAGGGTCAGGGGTGGTCGCGCGCCTCCGCCCGCGCCTTTGGTCCGTCGTGACACGGCTTGCAGAGGCATTGGAGGTTGTCCGCATCCCAGAACAGGGCAGCATCGCCCCGATGCGGCTTGCGATGGTCAGCGACCAGCTGCGACGTGTCCGCCTCGATCCGCCCGCATCCCGGCCATTGGCAGGTGAACAGATCGCGTTCGAGGATCGACATGCGCAGCCGTTGCCAGCGCGCGGTCTTATACCAGCCGCGCCACGGTTGCTTGTCCCGGTCCCGATCGAACGCCTTGCGATCGTTCGTCGGCAGCGATGCCAGCCGTGGCCGCAGCGGCTTGAGGCGCGATGGCAGGCTGGTCAGTCGACCCATGCGACACGTCCAAAACGACGACAGGCGGCGTGACCGAAGCCGCGCCGCCTGTCGTTGAGGTTCAGGGGGGAGAGTACTGGGTCCGTCCAAAGGCCCAACCCAGTGTGTAAATAAATAGGCCGATTTCGACCGATAGGCGAACAGGGAAAATGTTCGGCCATGGAAGTTTACCGGCTTGACACGTCCGCTTGTGGATTTCCGCCATTTATGCGGATGCACATCGCGCCGATCGCCCGACCGTAGCGCATCCGCAGGCCATCCGCGCCTTGCGTCAGCCCCATCGCCGGCAGCATCCGCCGCCAGGACACTTCCCGCCGGCCGCGCGCCAGCTGGCCGATCGCCAGCCCGACCAGCTTGCGATCATCCGCCGCCACCGCATCAAGCCAGCCGAACGCCTCTTCCATGTCCGCCACTTCGGCGCGGGTCTGCGATGCCGCGCGCAGCACCACCTCTGCGCTCTTCCCGTCGCCACCGCGGGCATCGTAGTCACCGGCCCACACATCACGGCTGATCTCCGGCCACGCCGAACGCAGTTGCTGCCACCCGCGTTCGCGATCGGGATAGCGCCAGCAGGTAAGCAGCGCCTCGACAAGGCGATCCTCGACATCGCCGAAGGCCATAAAACCACCCATGGGAGGGTGATTATCCATCTTCCCAGTAATGGGAGGAATAATGGGAGGGTAAAATGTATGAGTATCAGACACTTAGATATCCTTTGGGAGGGTGGGAGGATAAATACAGGTGGATGGTCGTGTGTGCGCCTGCACCTGCGCACTACGGAAAGGGGCTGCATTTTGCCTCCCAACCTCCCATACCCTCCCAAACCCGCAGAAAACTGCGGTTCCCGAGGGCTGTGCATCCTCCCACATCCGGGAGGATGGGAGGATCACGGCGGCAGATCGTCCACATCATCACCCGAAATCGGGGGTGAGGGGGGCCGTGCTACCCCGTCCTTGTGGCGCGGCGCCGGGAGATCATGCTCGACCGCGCGGCCCTCGCGCACGAAGTCTGTGGCGGCGTATAGCGGCCACATATCGCTCCACACCATCGAACTCGACTTGCGCTTGCGGAAATTCTTCCGTTCCAACTGCTGGCCGAGGTATTTGGGCGACCATGGCTTGCCGCTGGCGGGCAACAGCTGTGCCCATGTCTGCCACGCCGCGAACAGTTCGTGGAGCGCGCTGGATCCCATGGTGTCACCGGGTGACCGTTCGATGCAAAGCGCGAGGAACTTGCCCAGCACGTCGTTCTCGTCGAGATAGGCCTCCGTCGCCTCCCGGATCGTCTCGGGCATCGGCAGGCCGCGATCGAGATACTGGAGCGCCCCGGCGATCATCCTGTTCAGGATGCCGTTCGCTTCGCGCACCAGCTTGCCCTTCAGCTGCGGGTCCTGTTCCTCGTCTGGGATGATGATGTCCCATGGCACCAGTTGCATTCGTCGCCTGATGCCATGATCGGTCCCGATGCGCGGCTTGTTGTTCGCGATGATCGTGTTCTTGAAGGTGATGATGAGTTCGAACGGCGGCTTCATCAGTTCCCGGACGCCGCCTTTCGGTTCGTCACT